CTTACGTTAAAGCCCCCCCACAAGCATGTCAGGTGCTTGTGGGGAAGGGGGAGGGTGTACGGCTGCACGAAATGCAAGGACATTGTAGTGAAAGGCAGTTGTTTGGCTTCGGCTCAACTGACCAAGTAGCGGGCAAGCCCAGAGACTCCCCACCCGGAGCGCGGAGAGACCCACGCGCTTTGGTAGAGACAAGGGTCCAGGCAGAAAGGGGCAAACACCCTGATTTGGTCATCAATGGCCGATCAGGTATGAAGGGCCAACCAACCCGAGAACCCCTAGACATCGAGGAGTGTCACATTCCACTCAAAGCGCGAGCGCGAAATGTGATTCTCGAACAGCCTGGTCTCGTGAGGATCCATAAGGGCCGCATGCTCTGTGTGGATGTTGCTGGATGGGCTGGTGCTGATGATGCGTGGAGAGGGTACCAGACCTGGAAGCAGTTCCTCAAAGCACCACGCGGTAATAAGATGTCCGAACCACAGAAGCGCCAGATGTCACGGTGTGAGCGTGATGGGGCAACCTGTTTTCACAGGGCTTTGGCCTACATCAACCGCACTGGTGCTGGTGTGCAACTATATGCAGCAATTGCTCGGAAGGTCAATGTCCATGACGGTGTTACTGCTGAACAAGCAATAAACATTGTGCAGGAGAATGGCCTAGATTGTGCTGTGTATGTTTGGGACATCGGAACAGGCGAGCAGGAGTGTGGTTTTGTTCGATGGCACGGAAACGGCAAGTCGGGAATTGCCCATGTGCCGTTGAACGATAAGGGTGAGTGGGCTCCACATTGGCTTCCAGTCGTAAACATCAAAGAGCGGGCTGTTGTCCTTACTCCGGAGATGTCGGCGACTTTGAGAGCTAACTACTCACACCCCTTCAGTCAGTTCATCTGGCAACCCAAGGAGCCTGTCCCAGCCGTGGAGGATGCTCAGAATGCTCCCGCAATTGCGGTTGAGCATGCTCCCGCACAAGCGGTAGAGCAAGACATATTGGGTCAACCGGTGGCGCGGAGACCAGCGCATGGGGTCCCGCAGAGACCGGGAGAGTTGGAGGACGAGGAGGAAGAATGGGTCCTTGTGTGCGAGTGGGGTGCTCCACCAAGTGAGATTTGGAGTCGTGGGCCAAACCGTGAAGTTCTAGACCAATACCGTGAGGTGTTGTCGATTTTGGAACCAGTGGAGTCCACAGCGCGAAGAACCCTCGAGAGAGAGGCGAAAACTGCATTTGGTGAGATTGGAGCATTGTTCGGCAAGATGCCGGAGCGCCGCCCGATTTACACTTATGCTGTTGGGCACGATGCCCCGCCAATCCCAGAAGAGCCAGGATATGAGAAGAGATGGTTCTGGCGACGTTGGGCAATCCCTCGATGGTACGGTGCAAGGACCCAGGAAGCCCCACACTGGTCGGTCCAGATGGGACCGACACTTGACCTGTTTGGAAGGCCTTTTGTGAGTGTCTACAAAGGCTTTGCGGCCCCTTATGCCTTATTCGAATTGCCATATTCGAACTTCCAGAGATTTTGGGCATGGTGTGAGGGTCGACCGCTGCGGGTCATGGTGGAATTGCGAGATGAGCTCATTGAGGGCATGCGGATCGACGAGCGAATGGAGTTCTATGTGCAAATGCGAGGGCAGAATCCATTGGATCAGACGAAGTTGCGCGGAGGGTGTGTTGCCCCGAGGTGCGCCGAGAAAATCGTCTGTGAAGGTGGAAATTTCCTCTTGAGGCACAAGGAATTCAGAGAAATGCCCGATGGGAGAAGGTACCAGATTTTGACCCCTCATTTTGAAGGGGACCCAGCGTGTCGCAGGGTTCTCAAGATCTTCACAACTGCGGGCTTGCGGGCCATGCGCGTTGCGAAGAGTGTGGATCAGACTGGTTTGACAATCGCCGAGTTGAGGGCGATGCCGGACGACCACACAAGAACTCGTTTCTTGAAGAGTGTTGTCCGACAAGTACTCCCTGAGCATCTCGTTGGGCCATTCTCCGACACAATGACAGCCGTCCTAGCACGTGATGATCCTGGAAATTACACTGTGATTGATATAGCGAGGGAAATGATCGCAGTGGATCGTGCAATGAGGGAGGCTTGTGGCGGAGATGTCCTCGCCTTCTCCCAGCCCAAATAGGAACGCCGTGACAAGCACTGCGCCTCATGTGATCGTCCACCACCGGAGTCACCATATCGGTGGCGCAACCGCATATGTGGCGAGTGCTCTGTCAGGCTCAAGAGGCTGGGTTATGTGACCTATTCCGGCTATCAGGTCCAAGAGAATATGCACGTACCGACGTGCTATCCCGGGATAGTGAAGATACATGCAGAACAACTGCCCCCCACGCCTAGTAAATGGAAATCGGTAAAGATTCCTGAGGGCGCAGTGAAAGTGGACCTCCAACATGCCCTGTTGACGAAGCCAGGGTTTTCGGTGCGAGCTCTTCCACGTAAGGATTTCAAGGTTGAAGACCTGAAGAAGCTCGATTGGCCGGCCGCAAAGTGTTTTTCCCACGCACTTGGCGGTATCGCATGTTCTGGTGCACGACCGATGGTCAGTGCGAAGACCGGTTATGTGAGCGGTAAGGCCCTTCTTGGTAGGGTGTACCGTGTGCCCAAGGACAAACCTTGGGGTGGGACCGGACCCCGTGAGGGTGTCTGGCGAAAGGCCTGGGAGTTCGTTGATGAACTCCTTCCAGATTTCACTGCTGAGCCAATGACTATTGATGAATGGCTCGAATCTATGCCATCACGTAGGAGGAAGATACTTGCTAAGGCTGCTGCTAAGCAGGCCAAAAGGCCATGGCGCGAGGTTTATCGGAAGTTTTCATCCTTCATTAAGGTTGAATTGTTGCCTGGCTTCGATAAGAGCAAGTATGGTCTAGTCCGTTTGGAAACTATGCTAGACCGCCTCATTCAAGGCCCAGCAGATGAGACACACTGTATTGCTGGAAAGTACTTGAAGCCGCTTACCCAGAGATTGAAGGAGTTGTGGTCTGCGGACAAGCCCCTGTTTTATGGTAGTACAACACCACAGAGACTGCATCAGTGGTTGCAGAGTTTCTTGGTTGATGGGGCTAAACAGTACTTCTGGTGTGATTTCTCCATGTTTGA